AGCGATATCCGGTATCACAACACCGGCATGACCGCCACGGTCAACCAGGCGGATGTGGCCGAGGTCAAACGGCTGCTGGGAGAGTTTTCAGACAAGTACAAGGCCGTGCTGACCACCAGCATCAACAAGACCCTGACCACGGCCCGGACCCAGGCCACGGCCCGGATCGGCAACGAGCTCAACCTGAAGGCGGCCCGGATCAAGCAGGACTTTACCCTGCAAAAGGCCAACTACAGCAAACTGTCCGGGGCCTTGATCGCCAAGGGGGCGCCCGTGGGTTTGGTCCAGTTCGGGGCCAACCAGACACAGAAAGGCGTGTCCGTGAAAGTGCTCCGGTCGTCCCCCCGGACATTGATCCGGCATGCGTTCATTGCCAAGGGCCGGGGCGGCACCACCAAAGAACACGTGTTCTGGCGCGACACCCCCCGGGGGTCGCTGCCGGCGCCCCGGCGGTTTCCCACCGGGAAAATGGCGCCCCGGGGACCGTGGGGGCACATGGCCGACAAGTACCGGCTGTCTTTGGAACGCTTGACCGGCCCCCGGATCGAGGACATCTTCGCCAACCCCAAGGTGCTGCACCCGGTGACCATCCAGGCCCAGCACGTGTACCTGCAGAACGTGGACGCCAAAATCAAGGAGATCCTTTACCGCTATGGCTGATACCATCCGCGAACAGATCATAGCTGCATTTGTGACCCGGGCCGGGTTCTGGTTGACGGCCGGGGGGTTCATTCACAACTGCGGATCCACCGTGCAGCGGGGCATCCCCCATGTGGATGAGAACGATCTGCCGGCGTGCATCGTGCTGCCGCAGATCGAGGAGGTCACCCAGCAGTACGGGGTGAACGCCTGCAAGATGAACTTGCGCGTGGAGGCGGTGGCCGCGATCGGCACCACCAACCCGTCCATTGTGCAGGAGCAGCTGCTGGGGGATGTGATCAAATTGATGACCGACCCGGCCGTGACGGTCACCGCGCTGATCGATGACATTTTATATACCACCGGCGGCCCGGCCTCCGGATTCCAGGGCGAGGACACCACCGTGGCGGTCTTTGCCGAGTTCACCATCACCTATGAAACACTGTCGGGCAACCCGTACAGTCAAGGATCATGAAAGGATAACAAATGGCTACTTCAAAAAATGCAAAACTGGAGTTCGAGTCCGGCCAGACCGTCAATGACTATGCGGCCATGACCGATTCCGGCGACCACCAGATCTACACCATTTCCGGCGGGACCGTGTATTCGGGCAAATCCGGGTACACGCCCGTGGTGCGGCCCAACGGGGTTGTTTCCGGCCGGAACATCGTATCCACCCATGCCAGCAACGACACCGTGACCATTGCGGCGTTCACGGCGTATTCCGAGGGGACGCTGCATTCCGTCACCGCCACCACCCTGTCCATTACCCGGGCGGCCTCGGATGTGGCAAAGATCTGTTCGGTGACCATGAACGATTCCGGCACCATTGCCGAGGTCGAGGGCGAAGATTCGGCTGACACCACCCTGTCTGAAACCCGGGGCGCGGCCGGCGGACCCCCGTCCATTCCGGCGGATTCCGTGGAGATCGCCCAGGTGAGAATGACCGGGGACACCGCCGCCGTGATCACGGCGGACGAGATTTTCCAGGTGGTGGGCACCCATTGCGAGCGGTTCGATTATCCGGGCTGGACCGTGGAACCGATCGGCAAGGGCATCAACGCCTCGGCCGCTGCTGAGAAGAACGCCCACATCAAGTTTGACTCGGCCCATCCCATGATCCACGGGGAAACAGCAACAGATGCGGCCGACTCGTACAAGAAAACCTACATCCGGTATTACGAGCCGACGTTTGTGGAAGCCCAGCGGGCCATCGAGTTTGTCCCGGTCGAGAACACCCATTCCGTGACCTCCACCCAGGTGTACGGCAACAAGTCCATCGGGGCCACATCGTCTGCACTGGGCCAGGGGTCGTTCACCGCCATGCTGTCCGACGGGGTGACCGATTCTCTGCTGGCCGAGCAGGACCAGATCATCACGGTCCGGTTTTATCCGGACAGAAACGAAGACCCGTATGTCCTGACCCAGGGCACTTTGGGCGTGAAACGGTCTTTTCCGGTGGCCGACCAGAACCAGGCGTCCTGCACCCTTTCCGGGGAAACCGAGTCCGCCAACTTCTCATCCTAATTGACACCCTGTCCCGGGGGGAACCCCCCGGGCAGTATCGGAGGTTTTGCATGGGGTTTGATCTCAAAGCGTTTGAGTCCGCCAACTTCACGGACCGGGTCGAAGACGTCCCGGTGCCGAGGCTGGCGGCGTTTTTCAAGGAAGATGAAAAACCGGTGTGGAAGGTGCGCGGCCTGACCGGGGTGGAGTCGGCCATTGCCAAGCAGGCGGTGCAGATGAACTCAAACGTGGACGCGGTGCTCAAGGCCCTGGGCAGCAAGGCCGGCAAAGACATCGTGGAAGCGGCCGAAGAGCTGACCGGGTCATCGGACAAGGTCCCGGATGAAATGGTGCAGCGGTATTCCTGGATCACCCAGGGGTCGGTGGACCCCAAGTGCACCCACCGAATGGCCATGAAGCTGGCCAGGAACTTTCCCGAGGACTTTTATCTGCTCACCAACAAGATCATGCAGCTGACGGGGGCCGGCCGCCTGGGGGAGTAAATAGCCTGTGGGGGGACCCCATGATACAGGATGCGCTGCTGCTGTGCGACCACCGGAAACGGTTCCTGTTCGAGGTGCTGCCGGATTATTTCCCCCAGGGCCGATTGACCGGCATCGAGCGGGAGCTTTGGGGCAGATACTATAAACGGAAGGAACGGGAGCGCTAATGTCTGACCTGCAAAAAACCATCGAGATTATTTTTCAGGGGGTCGATGACCTGTCCGGCCCGATGAACTCGATGTCCTCGGAGCTGTCCGGGTTTGCGTCAAAGGTTGAGGCTGTCGCGGAGCCACTGGCCAGGGCCGGTGATGCAGTTCTTGCGGTAGATGCTGCTTTGGCGGCTATGGCAGCGGGGGGGTTGATCTATGCGTTCAATGCTTCCAAGGATTACGAGCAGGCAACCATTGAACTGCAAAAGGTCATGGGTGATGGTGAAACGGTCACAGCAGAGATGCAGGCGCGTTTTACTGAGCTGTCCCGTACCTATGGTGAATCTTCTACGTTTATCATTTCTTCTTTGGCAGAACTGCGACAATCAGGATATGACACCGCCGAAGGTATGGAGATTCTTGAAACCGCCTTGATGCTTGCCAGGGCGTCAGAGCTATCCACCGAAGAATCCACCAATTTACTGAAAAGAGCGCTTATTGGATACAACCTTGAGGTTGAAGATTCGATTCGGATCGGTGATTTATGGAACCATGCCTCGCAGGTGTCAAATACAAACGTTTCTAAACTGGCAGAAGGGTTTGCTATTGTTTCAAGGCAAGCCAGTGACGCGGGTTTTTCGCTTGAGCAGACAGCGGCGGTGCTGTCTCCCATTATTGGTGTGTTTGACTCCGGTTCAGAAGCGGGGAATGCCTTTTCCGTGGCGTTGGCCCGGATTCTTGACCCGACCAAAGAGGGTGAACAGGCCATTCGGATGTTGACCGGTGCCGCCGGCCCGCTGAATGAAGAGTTCGCCAATGGCCGGGAGTTGTTTGAGGCTGTAGCCGAAGGCTTGACAAAGGTTGATGACCAGACCGGCGCGGTGGCCGTGGCCCAGATTGTCGGTATCCAACAGGCTAAGCGGATTAAGGTGGCGTTTGATGAATATAGTGCAACCCTTGCCGCCATCGGCCCGGAAATGGACAGGTATAACTCACTTCAAAAAGAAGTTGATTTGCAAAACGAATCGGCTGTGGCTGCGGTGGACCGGCTAAAAGCCGGATTCAATGAACTGGCCATTACAATTGGCAATGAGTTTAGAAAGGCAGCGGTTGAGGCGGTAGACGGCGGTACGGCAGTTGAAAATGCCCTTGAGGACATGGTTAAAGATGACACCTTCGCACCCATTTTTAAGGCGTTAAATGAGTTCTCAAGCGAGATCGGGGCCTTCTTGCAGGATGTCGCGAAGAACCTGCCCAAAGCGTTCGAGGGGGTTAGCTGGGACCCGCTTTTAAATTCA